GCCGACTAAAGTCACTCAGACTATTATAGAGCCGACTACGGTCACTCAAACGGAACGAAACAAAGATTATTCAAAAATTAAATTCATTTAAAATGACAAAAGTAGAAAAGGCAGCACAAGACGCTGCGATACTAGCACAGTTTGAAGAAAGCATTAAAGATTTGCCTGAAACTGAAAAGACCCTGATGAGAACAGTAAAGTCTCAAATTGATTCAGCATTAGCTAAACAAACTTCGGAGAACGAAGAAGCTACCGCTAAAGCCTTAGAAGATGCCCTTGCGCAACTTAAAGAGCAAGAGACTATCAAAGCTATGGCTAAGACATTACAAGCGCAAGGATTGGCTATTAGCCGTATTGAAGCAAGTAAGTTAGTTCCTAACGCAGAACCTACTACGTTTAAAGAAGCATTGAAAGCATCATTGGATGCACAAGCATCTACACTTGAAGAAGTACGTTCACAAGGCGGTCTTCGTAAAGGTCAAGATTTGAACTTTGAAGTTAAGGCGGTTAATATCACAGAAGATACAACTATCATTGCAGGTGCTACTGAAAATACACTTACGCAAAATACAGGTGTAATTAGTCCTATTAGACAGCGTACTGAAAAGTATTTACAAGCCGTTACAACAGGAACTATCAACAATCGTTTTGCATTGTGGATTGAAGAAACTAATGAAGATGGAACTCCTGTAATGATTGGAGAGGCAGCACCAAAAACTCAAATCTCTGTATTGTATGTTGAGAAAACTCAGCCAGTTCAGAAGATTGCCGTTTACTCTAAAGTTTCAACTGAGTTGTTGGCTGACTTACCTCAATTGACAAGTTTCATCCAAAACTCAATGTTGAAGCGTGTTAATGTAGCTATTGAAACTCAATTATTTTCAGGTACAGGTGTAGCACCTTATATTAAAGGGGCTACGGAATGGGCAGCACCATTTGCCGCAGTAAGTTTAGCTAATACTATCCCTTACGCTAACGAAATTGATGTTATCCACGCAGTTGCAAATCAAGTTGATTTAGCTTTCGGTACACCTAACGCAATCTTCGTTCACCCTGATACATTGAACAAAATCTTCGGATTGAAATCATCAACAGGCGAACCATTGTACAAAGATTATATGGATTGGTCTATCGGTGGTATGGGTCGTAACTTAGTTGTTGCAGGTATGCAAGTAATTGCTACTCCTGCCGTTACCGCAGGTACTTTTATTGGTGGTGATATGAAAGTTTTGAATGTATTGTTCAGAGAAAGTTTAAACATCCGTTTAACTCCATCAGGTGACGATCCAATCAATAACTTGATGACACTTATCGTTGAGGCACGTCTTGTTCAGTTTGCATCACGCAACGACTTACAATGTTTAGTAGAAGGTGATTTCGCAACAGCTATCGCAGCTTTAACTTCAATCGCATAAATTAAATAACAATGGCAAAATCTAAAGTAAATAAAGTAATAGAAGAATTGGATGTATTAGATACTCCTATCGTTGAAGAACAACCTATGGTTGAACAACCTTTGGTTGTCGAACTACCTATCTTAAAAGGAGACCAAACAATCATCGGATTAGGTTTGGGTGGACTTGTAAAGGATAAGGAGTATAAGGTTTCATCCGACATAGCTACTATTTTAATTACTAAAGGTTTTGCCTCTTTAAAAAACAAATAAATGAAAAAATTAGGAATCATATTACTGATGGCTGCGCTCTTCAGTTGCAACGACACACAAGCGCAAATTACAATGTATAAGTCAACCGTGCTTCAATCGGGTATTACTGCCCAAACATCTGACACGTTGGTGAATACTGAAACTACATACTTCAATGTGCGAACAGGTGCATTGAATAAGTACACAACCAATAAGTACGCCTTTTATTTTACTGTTGATACAGCCTCAGGCGTAACACCAGTTGCAGTTAATGCCGTAGCTCAAGGAAGTTATGATGGTATTAATTGGTTTAATATGAGTTCTACATTTAGCGGTGTTGATGGTGTTAATTGTGATAGTTTAACTATTGCATCTTCGGCTCAAAATAATGTACAAAAGAAAATATCTTGTATTGGTGGTGCAGGGAAATTCGTATACGCAGTAAGCACTTTCAATTGTACTGCACGAGTGACTTATGCAAGACTTGTATTCGTTCAACCATCTGGTACGTCAACGCTATATATAAATAACGTGTATTTAATCCCATTTAGTAATTAATGAGCCAAATAACTCAATTAAATCATTTCGCAGGTAATATTTATTTACCTAATGTAACTTCACAAGCTACCGTAGAAGGTGCAAAAGCTACTGCGTTCATTAATAAATATGAGCCTGAGTATTTGCAATATATACTTGGTTACGAGTTATATGATTTATTTGAGAATGGTTTATTAACTAATACGACTATTTACAAGAATATCAGAGATGGGGTTACCTATACTGATGTTTGGACAGGTCGCACGGAGAAATGGTATGGTTTTGCATCGGTTGGTACGAATCCCATAGCGAATTACATTTATTATCAGTTGTTGAAAAACAACGCACAACAAACAACAGGAATTGGTCAGGTGAACACGGTAGCGGAAAACGCTACTCGTGTCTCTCCTGAGATTCCAATGTGTAGTGCTTGGAATGAGATGGTTGATTTTAATATCAAGCTATACGGATTCTTATACGCTAATCAAGACATATATCCATCTTGGATAGGCAACGATTATTATGCAAGGTCTCAAGAGTTCGTAAACTTATATAGAAAGATTAATACATTCGGCATCTAATGGGAGCAACCTATACTTCACTTCCTGTATCTATACCTTCAATTATGAAGGCGATTGTTAGCGAGGTAGAGACTAACTTAATAGATGAAGCATCACTTGACATTCCAAGAGTATCATTCAAATGCGAGACTTGGATTAAGTTAATGGAAAGGCTAAGTAAGGAATCTCAGGTTGCAACATTTGATGAAGCAAAGTATCCTCTTGTTGCATTATTACGCAACTTTGATGAGAAGTATAAAGCTAACACCGACCTTGTTGAAGTATCATTGACATTGGTGATTGTAACACCATCTACACCCACAAAAGAGAGTGAGGACAGAGAAGTAGATAATTACACACCAATATTATATCCTATCTATGCTGAGTTGATGTCGGTACTTGCCGAATCACCTTACTTCTTAGGTTATGGTATATCCATTGAGCATACAAAGACAGATAATATGCACTTAGGGGTTGATGGAACACAAGGTAATACTAAGTACTTACTTCCTGATTGCGTTGATGGTATTATTATAAGCGGATTGAAGTTAGGAGTTGTACCATCACGTTGTGTTGGGTTTAACTACGGGCCTCCAGTTCAGTTAACATACTTGAATAACGTAGCGGAGTTAAGTATTTCGGCTACTAATTATGTAATAGGTGTAACTCTAAATAATGCACAATACATCAATGGTGTAGTTCCTACTCCAAGTTATTACTTGTATTATCCTATATCTTCTCAAGAAAATATGGGTAACAAGAAGATAGAAGTTGATGGAGACACTGTGTTGTTTCAAACTTTAGGGTTGGAAGATGGCAGTTACTATGGATACGTTATTGGAGATGATGGTACAACAAGGAGTAAATTATATTTCGGATTCTACGTCAAAAGTGGCAATGCTGTTAAATGCACTACATTTGTTAAGCATTATTTAAACAACTTTGTTGTATCAGGAGTAGATTATAGCGATTACCCATTTGACGTTACTCATAAATTTATTTATTCTGAAAAAAACATAGAACAAATTGAATTGACATCAAGTGGCGGTAACCTACAATACCAACAATTCTTTGCACCTTATGTATTAGATACAACTGAAATAACAACAACAATTAACCAACAAAAACCATTATCGCCTACGGATGTAACTTATAGCGTTTTGGTTGACGGACAATATTTAAATTCACAATCATTTTATAAAACAAATTAAAAATTATGCCTACATACACAAACATAATCGCTTGTAATACTGCGAATAGTAATACAGGGATTCCTCAATGTTCCTTCGACTTTGGAACTATTGAAAAATTTATGCTTATCCCAAAAGGGACTAAGTTCACACAAACGCACGTTCAGACTTTATTCTCAGTCTTGAATGGCTCATCAGTAGCAGGTTCAGCGCAAAACCCTACTGAATCATTAAGAGGTTACCCAATCGGTAAGTTCATAAACATTGAAGATAAGAGTACGGAAACGACTACTACTTCAACAGGATATGGCTCAATGATTCTTGGTAAGAAAGGTAAGTTCTACTTTGAGTGGGAGTATAAGAATGGTGGTATGAACTACGATGTTATGCTTACTACTTTTGAAGGACATCAAGATTCATACGATGTATTGTTATTCGATAAGACTGCGAATGCGGTAATCGGAACTACACCTGATGATAATACTCTTGGTAACGTACTTCAAGGTCTTAGCCTTGACTTGATTATCTGTCCTTTGCCTAAGTTATCTGCTGATGGTGTTACAACACACAAGATCGGATTGATATTCTCTGATGCTAACGAGTTGATGCAATCAATGGCTTACTATGTATTACCTACTTCACAAAAGGTTAATAACATCGTAGGTTTGCGTAACTTAGAGTTCAAATTACATACGGCAGGTTCAGCAGCAACAGGTATTGTTAGATTCAGAGTTACTACCGATGGTGGCGCAGTAGATTTAGGAGATACATATGGTGCTTCATTGGTAGCTATTGCTGCATCGAATTGGGTAGTTACTAATAACTCAGCAAATACTGTTATAGCATCAGGCAATACAGCATTCTCTTATAGTACTACAACTAAGATACTTACGTTGACAATATCTACTACTATCCCTACTTCTGGTCAGGAAATTACTATTAACTCACCAAGTGTAACAGCTTTAGGAACAGGTGGAGTTTCAGGTTTTGGTAATACATCATTAACTACAACATTCGGAGCATAATGGCAACAGATTCAATTTTAATGGACAACATAAATATTCCTATTAAATGGATAACCGATTGCTCGGATGTCAATGAATTTCTTAATAAACAGCCTTATGCTGAATGTTGGGGAGTAACTGAGGAATGGATGCGTAATATATATTCTATTGCGACAAGCGAAACTGAGGACAAGCCTAAAGGTAAAAACAAATAACAAATAGGGAGGGTGCGGTAATGCGTACCCTCCATTACCTTATGACAATTCAAGAGAAATACCAACGATTTAAAGGGTTGCAAAAAGACCTTGATATATGTGGTATGGATTCTATGAGAGATACTCAAAAAGAGTTCTTGGATTACAATAAGGAGCAGATGTTAAGTGGTGAAGGCAATGATGGACAAGCAATGGGCGAATACGCATTACCTTGGTACGCAGATAAGAAGTTTAAGATGAATCCACGAGCAGATGGTAATGTTGACTTGTACCTAACTGGTTCTTTTCAAGCAGGAATGTTTATGGATATATCGGCTAAGAACTACGTCATCAAGAGTACGGATGGCAAGACGGCAAAGTTACTTGGTTGGTATCCTAACGCATTCGGATTGAACAAGGATAACTTGGATGAGTATAGAAATGGTGTATTTTTCGATGCCTTTATGAAAAGAGTAAGACGGCAAGTAAATGGCTAAGGTTAAAATATGTTTGCCGTGTGAGAGAGAGAAGGCTAAGTTACCAACGTATGGTAAATTGGCTAAAGAACGAGCAATAAATGAAAACAAAATAATAGTAGTATATTTCGATGAAGAGGATAAAAAGTATTATACAACGGATTTGGAAACAGCGCAAAAGCGAGGTTATAAAGCCGTTGAATATTACACGCCTCTATAACTCTATTGATATGCCACTACGAGTATTCATTGATGCAATCGTAGATGGTAACACCGAAGATATTGATAACTTTGAAGATATTTACATTGAGTTTTGCGAATCTATTGGCGGTAAGCAGTTAGAACAATCAATGGATCAGAACAAGGAGATAGTAACTCTACGTTCAAGGGTTATCGTTACCGCTAAGACTATTGAGATGTTGCTAATGTCAAGGAGCAAGGATATGTTTGACTTGCTTATGTCCTTTGAGTATCCTACACAAGCATTGGAGTTTTCTGATGAGAACATAGAGAAGTTGATAATGCAGATTGAACCGCACTTGAAGTTGGAATCGGTTGACCTACAAGTTATGCAGAACGCATTACCAAAGACTAAAGGAAGTTACACAAGAGATTACTTTTACTCAATGTTGGTTGAGATTTCAACGGCATTCAAGATGTCCGTAACGGATGATATATCTCTTAGGATGTATTGTGCTTATGTAGTGAAATACAAGCAATACGCAGAACAATTAAATAGACAAAATATATGATATACTTAGCTTGTTTTATTGGCGGTGTTATTTGCACATTTGCAACCTCTTGGTTGTATAATAAGATGATTGATATATATTTGCAAAGGAAGGAAGACGAAGACTTTTTAACGGACTATTTTAACCAATTAGAAGAAGATGGCAAACGCTAACGGCAGTATAGATGAAATAATTGGGCAGGAAGCGAGAAATCAAGTCCAAGAAACTACTAACCTATTAAAGTTAATGGTAGATGAGTTCAAGGTAGCGGTAACTCAAGCTAAAACTTTGAACACAGAAATTTCTAATGCGAAAGGATTAGCGCAAATGACTACGGCATTAGAGAAGATGAATATCACTACTGCTAAAGCTACTGAGGCAACTAATAAGGCTGCGGTAGCGTATGAGAAATTAAGACAACAAGAGCAGATTACAGCAACTAAGTTAGAACAAACTGCTACTCAACAAGCTAAAACTGATAAAGAAAAAGTTAACATTGAAAAAGCGAAATTAGATTTACGTTTAAAAGAAGAGGCTGCGGCACAAAAAGCTATTGCTAATTTAGCAAAAGAAACAAAAGCGGCAGAAATACAAGCAAGTGCATATATAAAACTTAGAGATGCTCATAAGTTAGCTGAAAAAGCCGCACTTGAAGCAGGTGTTACTTATGGGAAAAATAGCGAACAATTTAAATTAGCGGCAGCAGAATCAAATAAATTAAGAGACCAATTTGTAGGGTTACATAAAGAACTTGGTAATAATAGAGATAACGTAGGTAACTATGGTTCAGCAATATCTAAGGTATGGGGTGGTATTAGACAGTTAGCTTACATATTGCCTGGTCTTGGTATTGCAGGTATATTTAATTTGGCAGGTGAGGCGATAGTTCAATTATTTCCTCAAATAGAAGAGTTTTATAATAAAATTGTAAATGGTAATGCAGAGGCGAAAAAAGCAGCTAAAGAATTAAGTGAAGATATTGGCAAACAAACAGGAAAATTTGAATCACTTACAAGGCAATTAAATGACCATAATTTAAGTAAAGAACAACACATTAGGGCGGCAAAAGAATTGCAAGAACTTTATCCAACAGCATTAAAAAATTATTCAGCAGAAGAAATTGCAGCAGGTAAAGCATCAGAAGCAATTAAATTAATTGGCAAGGCTTTAATAGCAGTATCAATGGCAAGAGCAGCACAAGCAGATATTGATAAAAATGCAGCTGAAAAATATTCTAATGAAAAAAATATAGATGAATTAAAGGCTAAGTTAATACTTGAAAAAGAAAATCAAAAAATATTTTTAGAACAAACTAAAACTATAAATAGAAATGATAATTATTATAATTTGATTGTTGAAAGAGCAAATAAATCAACTAATGCAATTTCTTCAATGTCATCTGAAATTGAGAAATTAACAAATCGAAATAATGAATTAGAAAATTCAATGAATAAAGCAGCCAATGCAATAGGTGAATATGATGCAGCAGCTAACGCTGGTGGTATTAAATTGGATGGTAACGATTTGAGCAAAGGTAAAAAGAAAGAAAAGATAATCAAAGAAATTGAAATTCACGTTAAATGGATTGAAGATAATTTGCCATCAACAGGCTTATCTCCTGCAACCGTAAAAGCATTAGGAGATGCCTATAAGGGAATGTTTGAATCTATTAATGATGATATTGCAGCAGAATATCCACAAGGACTTGGAGACCCTGAAGCGGCTCAATTAAATCTTCAACTTTCTGAACACGCAAATCAAAAACGTATTGAAGCAGATAAAAATAAAATTGCTGAAGATAGTAATAAAGTAAGAGTACAGAAGACTAAAGAAATGTTGAACGCTATCGTTCAAATAACAAATGATGCTACTTCTGCATTATCTGCTATAAGCGATGCAATTACCGAAAGAGAACTTTTGGCTATTGATAAACGTGATAAAGCATTAAAACTACTTTATGATAATGAACTTAGGTTTATTGAAAACTCAGGATTTTCATCAGCAGAAAAAGAAAAACAAAAGCAAAAATTACAAGCACAAACTGAGGCTAAACAAAAACAAATTGATAGAGATAGAGTTACTGCATTAAGAAAACAAGCGGCATTAAATAAAGCATTATCAATAGTAAATATTATAGCTAAAACTGCTGAAGCAGTTATGGCTAATTTAAGCATTCCAGGTTATGGTCAAATAATGGCAGCAGTTGCAGCAGCATTAGGTGCAGCAGAATTAGCTAAAGTTATTGCAACACCACTTCCACAATATGCAAAAGGTCGTAAAGGCGGTAAAGCAGAACACGCTATCGTTGGTGAGATAGGACAAGAGGCAATCGTAACTACTGATGGTAAGGTAACACTTACACCATCAACTCCAAGTCTTGCTTACATCCCACAAGGTGCGGATGTTATACCTCACAACGAATTGATAAAGAACTCAGCGTATGTAGCACTTGCAAAACAAGGAACTGTTACTACTGATAAGTTACAAATGGCATTGATAGCAGAATTTGAACGCAATACTGAAAAGATTGATGAGTTAATCAGCGTAACAAAGTCTAAGAACCTAACTGCAACATATAACGGATTGGGTGGATTTGAATCATATAAACAAGCAAACATAAGATAATGGCGCAACCTAAACCATATAGACATTATCTAAGGTATTATGATATATCTGCATTAGCATACGAATACTATTATGTAACAGGCGGTACGGTAGATACTACATCAGCTAAAACTGAACTTGCTCGTGCGCCTGAAGGATGGCAAGAATATGAAGTTGGTTGGGAACGTGGGTTTACTTACTACGGAATGTTTACATCATACGCAACACCTTTAAAGTTTCACAAGGATGGTGCATTGATACTTCGTTACTTACAATATACTTATGGCATTGAAGCTAAGTGCGAGTTGCTTGTAGAAAAGTTTAATAGTGATACTGCGGTATTCGATTACGAAACATTTTTTATTGGAGATTTGGATTTATCTAAAACTACTGATGAGTTTGATTACGTTGTTGTACCAATAATGGAAAGCGGTTTCCCTGCAAAGTTAAAGGCAAGAGAAGATACACCTTATGAGTTTGCATTGGATGGTAATGCTGATGCTAAGTATGTATATAATGATGGAGTTGCTTTGCAATCTAAATTATTTTGGACAAGTGTTGATGGTGGTACAATTGCTGGAATTAATACATTTGATGAATTTCCGTTTTTATCTTTTTATGCGTATGAAGGAACTAATTTTTTGCAAAGATATTTTGATGTAACTCAAACTCCTCCACAAAAAGGATTTATTAAAAATGAAGAAACTACATCAGTAGATTATACAATAACTTTAAGTGGTAGTTATATAATTAATACACAAGGAATAACAGGTATTAAATATTTTACAATAAGACTTATTGAAACTGACTCTAATGGTGTTGGTATAGTAGGTGGTATTACTGATATTTATATATCACCAACAGGTATTTCAAGTAATAGTACTGGTATATATAATATTAGTACTATAACTGTACAATATACATTGCCATCAAATCATTATTTACAATTAGGTCATTTTCTTGCAGGTGGACCATTGGGGAGTAACGATCCAAATCCTGCGGCATTAAACTCACAATGGTCTACTGGAGTTTCTGCTTTAGATTTTTCTGTTTATTTTCAAAATAAATATGTAGGTTCATATCATCCAACTTTAAAAGCAGTTGATGTAATGCAATATCTTATTAATGAAATAGGGAAGAACAATTTAGGGCAACCTGACCAAACTCCTAATTTTATTGACCATACTATTGAATCTCAATTCCCAAGTCAAATAGTAATTACATCAGGTGATGGTATAAGAAATTTTAAAGGTAGTAAATTAAAAATATCATTTTCTGAACTATTCAAGTTTCTAAACACAAAGTTTGGAGTAGCATTTTATTACGATAAAACTACAAACACTTGTCATTTACAAGATAAAACAAATGTATTTATAAATTCTCAAGGTGCAGGGTATGGTAATATTGGAAGTGTAAAAAATCTTAAAATAACTCCATTCACATCTGAGGCATTTGTAAACTTAAAGATAGGAAATCAAAATTTTTCTTATGACCAAAAAGGAGATGGAATTAATGAAATCACTAATGGTAAAGATGAGTTTAATAACGAGACTGTAAGATTAAGTCCATTAGTAAGAATTAATGCTACTGCGGATTATATTAGTCCTATTCGTTGTGATAGATTTGGGATTGAATTTACTCGTATCAATTACACGAATAAAACAATATCTGATGCTTCAACCGATAATGATGTATTTGCCATTCATAAAAATGAAGATAGTAGTGGAAATTTCCAATTATATAATGGTACTTCTTATGTTACAACACCTTATTACCTTTTATACCGAACACCGATAGTAGTAGGTACTTGGGAGATACAAAATATATATTCTCCTTCAACGGCATACAACATACTTTTTTCACCTCAGCGTTCTCTATTTAGAAATGGTGCTTACTTCCGTTCATTGTTAAAACTTAATGATGCAAATTCACTTAACTTCCAATTAAGCGGAATGAATAATATAAATAACGCTAAAATGATTACCTATACAAATGGAGCATTAGACTTCAATGAAGGTGGTGCGGTTCTAATTAGTGACTTATGCCCTGATGAGGATGTATTATTCCAACCTGTAATCTTTGAATTTGAAACCAAAGAAGTAATAAATTTATACAATTTAATAGAGGATAATCCTTATAGTTATGTTACCTTTACATACTTGGATAATCAATATGCAGGGTTCATAATATCAGCGAAAAGTAAACCAGTTATAAGAGGTACAACACAGTTCAAATTGTTAGCAGCACCACACATAGATTTAACCAACTTAATACGATAGATGGCAAACATATTTGAAATACCTTTACTCAATCCACTTAGGGCAATATGGCAAAGTGATAAACTGAATGCAGACCCATCAGGAACTGTATTATATCAAGCCTTCAATTCTGCTTACAATTATCGTAACATAGATTCCGATTGGTACTATCGAACTCTAAAGGAATATGAGCAGAAACAACCTTACGTTCAACCATTTCAGCAATCAGATACTATTAGAGTTCAATGGATAGGTAGCGACAATACATCAGGCTATTATGACCACGTTAGATTACTTGATAGCAATGGATCGGATACAGGTGTTTCAATTTCAGTAGGTTCTTCGGCAATAGGCAGTAGGACTTTGTACACCATTACACTTCCATTGTGGAATATCAACGAGGGCAAATACTTCTTATCGGTATATCATCATCCTCCATCCAACGAAAAAACTTGTATTGTATTTGAGCCATTCCACGTTAAGCAAGTTCACATCAAGACGGTTAGAATAGATTATTACAACTCATTCAATGACCAATCGGTTATATACCCTACTTCCGCTTACATACCACAAATACGAGTTCACGGATGTATTACTGATGTAACTAACGAAAGTAAGTTCAATGTATACGAAGACCAACCTATGAATGTAGAGATGGTATCAGGGATTCCGTATCGCACGTTTGAGTTAACACTTGGTGGTAGTAAGGGTATTCCACAATGGTACGCAGACATCATAGAACGTGCCTTGTTGACCGATACTCTTATGATTGATGGTATTGCTTACACAAGAGCAGAAGGGGCTAAATTAGAGGCTAAGAAGGAAGCAGGGAAGCCTTTGAATATGTATACTATTAAGTTACGAGAAAGATATAATACGGCAACATTGGATATAGTTCAAAAGAAGTCTTATGTAGTCGGAGCAATGCCTCAGACGAATTATTTTTGGATTGAGACTATGACAATTAATAACGCATCAGTTAACGTAATACGTATGTTCAAAGGTAAGCGTAACTTCTTAGACTACTTGAACGCAACGTACTTGCTTACTTATGGTTATTGGGCAGAAGATTACAACAATAAACTTGTGTTTGTACTTAACTCTATAACTACAAGCATAAACACAACAACACTTACAACGGCTAATACGTTAGCTTACGGAATTAGATTCAGATGCGTTGGGACTGGAGATTTTACAATAGATTTATCAGCACCTGCAAGTAGTAATTTTTATGCAGTTGCGTATTCAGATGGTTCTGCGTCAGTTAATAAAACTGCATTGGCAGTATATACATCTATAACAACAATAACTAAAAACTTTGCAATCAATAAACCTAAAGATGTTTTTATATTTGGAAGTAATATTAAAATATACGATACAACAAGTAGCACAATAAGAATTACTGAAGTTGATGGAGATTTAGCAATAGGATGTACTGATTTATCAATGTCTTCAATGATTGGCACAAATACTATCGGAAACTTATTCAAGTATATGACAAGTTTAAGGTATTTAGGATTAGATGACTTATCATTATCTTCATCTATGATAGATAGTATCATAATGAACCTATACGATGCAAGGACAAGACTTCATTCAAGTTGCGAAATATATTTGAATGGTCAAACACCATCTGCACCTCCAAGTAATACACAGGGCATTAACTTGTTTAAGTCTACTATTAAATCACTTATAACAACTTTAACTACCGACTAATGGCACTACTACCAATAGGAAATAGAAAGCGTTATAGCAATAGGTTGCAAGTAACAACCGTTGAAGCTGAGTATAACATACTTATGAAAGCTAATGACGGAGATGACATTAGTATAAGCAAAGAAGATTTTATGACGTATGTGAGTAATAACGATATTGATGGAGGCGATGCGAATAGCAGATATTTAATAACACAAAAAATAGATGGAGGTAACGCATAATGGCTAACATAATACAAATACGAAGAGACTTAGGTGCTAATTGGACTTCCGCCAATCCAACACTTGCCGATGGTGAGTTAGGTGTCGAAACGGATGCCTCACCTGCTGCCAAGATGAAGATTGGTAACGCAACTGATGATTGGACTACGTTACAATATCTTGCCATTGATGGATCAAGAATATACAACGGAACAACTGCACCATCAACATTATACAATGACCACGATTACTATATCCGTACTTCAAATGGTGCAGTATACGAACAACAATCAGGTGCTTGGGTATTGCTATTTACAATGTCAGGTGGTGGCGGTTCATCTTGGACCGATGCAACTATAACTGATGCTAACTTTACCGCAGCTAACGATACAAGATACTATTTACCTGCTCATACTTTATCTGCCAATAGAACGGTTAACATTGGTAGCATAACAACGCAAGTAATGTTTATCATTGAGGAGAATTACGATGATTGGCATCTATCGTTTACAGGCGGTACGGTATATGATTCAGGTGGTTCAAACGTGATAACTGAAATACTTGGTCAATGGACAACTGTATATACTAAAATAGGAAGTAAATTAATAAGAACACAATAATATGAGAAGAATCATTACGGCACTATTAGTGCTACTAACAACAAGTGCAATAGCACAAAACGGAGGTCAGATAACTGGCAAGAAAAATAGCGGACTTACAGGAACGGTAATGGTAGATTCCGTAGCATTGAAAGTATCAGATAGTGCATCTCGTGTTTACCTATCGGCAATGAAGTTAAAGTCTGATAGCATCTACAAGCGTATGTACCAGGATAGCGTTAACCTTGCCAAGTTAGGTACAGGAGTTACGATAACAGGCAATGTTAACACAACTATATCAGATGTTACTAAAAAAACATTAAGTACGCAATTAGTATCGGCAGATACAGGGTTAGTTGTGAATGCGGTTATGCACGGCTTGGCAACAGGCGGTGGTGGTGGATATAAAGATGTAAAAGTTAACCCATCAGGCGCATTAACTGTTGATGCGACTCAATCAGGCACTTGGAATGTGAACAATACTCCATCTGCAAGTGATTCGACCAAGTATAGAAGTACTATACAAGTTAGTAACTTTCCTGCATCTCAAACAGTTACATTCACTCGTTTAAAAGCATCAACGGATACACTTATTGCGAATCTTGATGCAACGGATAGCACTAATATTGCAGGTATCAATAGCAAGTTAGCAGGTACGTTGACTGTTGGTAGTCACGCAGTAACTAATGCAGGTACTTTTGCGGTACAAGCTACTCAGTCAGGTACTTGGAATGTGAATAATGTAAGCGGTACTATATCACTTCCAACAGGTGCGTCAACAGAAACAACTCTATCCGATTTAAATAGCAAAGTGCCATCAGGGTTAACAACTGCTGGGAGCAGACTTGCTATTTATAGTCCTGATAGTATTAAGGTTTTTGCAACTAATGGATTTGGAAGTGGCGGTAGTGGTGGTACAACAAGTTTAGATGCTGTAGATTCCACTAATCTTGCAAATACGTCTACAAATACATCAAACACAAATTCAAAACTACCATCAGGGTTAACTGTGACATCAACTAGGTTATTAGTTGATGGTAGTGGGGTAACACAACCTGTATCATTCACAAGACTTAAAGCATCAACGGATACGGTGGCAATATCAGGTAGCATCACCGCTACCGCAGGTGCAACTGCTATTTATGATTCGACTTATACGGCAGTTCAAATGGATACGGCAGGACTTGGTGCAATGGCTAATTCGGCAACAGTTGGATGGCAATCAGATTCGGTTGGGTTGCGTCAACACAAGTGTACCGATGTAAAGATAGGAGTTAAGATAAGTATGGCAAACACCGCACCTGCAAATGACAAAGCGGTGTATGTGTATGTATATCCAATGTGGTATGATGGTAGTACTTGGTACTTTACATCAGGCGGTACAGCAACTTTCCCATCAGGTGCGAATAGCACTTATACAATTGCATCACCTAATAACTTACGATTGCTTGGAGTGTTAAGTTACACTACTACAAATATGGTTTTACAAGACCAATTTGTACTAAGCAATGCGTTTGGTTCAACAATGCCTGATGCTTTTGGATTGGTAATTGTAGACTTTTCAGGTGCAGCTATTCATACAACAAATCATAGAATCTATTATTCACTTATAAACAAAGTACAACGATAATGAAAAAACTATTATTCATAGCCTTGATGTTGGCTTCATTTACATCATTCGGACAAGTTGAGACAATTAGAGTATTGTCAATTGATAGATATCAATCTCAAGGATATTGTGTTTTAAGGGCAGGATTCCGCATAGCCATTCCAAATCCTTTGGGAAGTTCTGCTCAATGTGATAGAATTATAATGTCTTATGCAAACAAATATAACATTTCAAGGATAGATTCTATTGCAGGTAAAAAATATGCTTACATTGTGCAAGAAGAATCAATTACACCAACAACTACTAAGAATCAAATCAGAACAACTTTGGTTAATAGGTTTAATGATTTAACATCAAAGATTGCTATTTTCGTTGCTAATTTAGAAGTGTATGATTCAACACTTGGCGAATCATACATTGACAATATTTGGCAACTTTCACCTCAAATAAATTCGTTATGATAAGGGGATTTGCGGTAGTGTTATTGGTTATAGTGTTGAGTTCATTTGGGTCATTTGCACAATTAAATAAAGGTTTGATTGCGCACTATCCTTTGAATGAAGGAGGTGGTACTATTATAGTTGATAAGACAAGATTTAATAATGGTACTTTAAACAATACTGCATTAAGTTCTACAAGTGGATGGAATTTAAGAAAAGGTATTGTACTTGATGGAGTAAATGATAATATCCAAATGGGTAAATCAAATATATCTGCTATGTCTGCTATGACATCTATGACGGCTAGTTGTTGGGTTAAGTTTAATTCAACAACATTAGGCGGTGCTGGTGCAGGGTTTGTATCAAAATGGGTAACACCATCTTCTAGTGGTTTTGTACTTAGAGCTGTTTTTTTTGAATATAGATTTACAGTTTTTATCGGTGGTGTAGGTTTTACAGGAGCATATCCTTTTACGTTAGATTTGGAATGGCATCATATAGTCGGTGTATATAATGGTGCAAATGTGTATTGTTATGTTGATGGAAAATTAGGTTCTACAATAGCTACTACATCAGGAACAATAGGTTATAATTCAGCTACTAAATTGAATATTGGCTCTTATCAGTTAAGTAACGATTACCTAAATGGGAATATAAATAATGCAATGATTTGGGATAGAGCATTATCGGCAACTGAAATAAGACAACTATATGTAAAACAATACAATAAACGATGAACCTAATCACTCTCACTTGGACTGGCACATACGAAGATTTGAAGCAGTTATACATTGCTCATATCGAATCAGATGCCATACTTGGAGATGATGTGGAAAGTAAAGCAGAGATGGTCTTTGGATTAATGCAACACCTAACCTTGAATAATAAAATAAAAGCTAAAGTTGATATAAAGCAATGGAAACAAAACTGATAGAAGAGATGTTAAAGCAAAGCGCACTTGTAGGTGTGTTAGCTTTTTGTGGTTACATACTATGGAAGAGATACGATAAGTTTACCGAACGAACGATGAACGAGTTAGACGTACTTCGTGCTGAAGTGAAGCGTATTATGGAAGAAGATAGAGTGAAGATGTATAGCATTATTGAGACAAATACTCGTAGCATTGATAGACAATCTTTGATGATGGATAGGTCGGCTAAAGTGATGGAGTGTATCATCGAAGAGATTAAAGACTTCAAGGAAGGTGAGTTGTATCAAGAGCATATAGGTAGAAGAGTTAAAGCAATCCGTAAGTAATGAAAGTATCACAAGTTGGAATTAAACTAATCCAAACATTTGAATCTTGTCGCTTACAAGCGTATCAAGATAGTAAAGGTATTTGGACAATCGGTTGGGGCAATACGCAATACGAGAACGGCATCCGAGTTAAGAAGGGTGATGTACTTACTCAGCAACGTGCTGATGAGTTATTCGCTACGATATTACTTAGCTTTGAGTATGGAGTAAACAAGCGAGTTGGCGCATCGGTGACGCAAGGTATGTTTGATGCGTTGGTATCATTCAGTTATAATCTTGGGTTAGGCAATCTTGATAAGTCAACGCTACTCAAGAAAGTAAACGCTAATCCGTTAGATGCCACGATCCGTACGGAGTTTATGAAGTGGGTTAATAAGGGTAGTTCATTTGAGAAAGGGTTAACACGAAGGCGCAAGGCAGAAGCAGATTTGTATTTCACAACAACATCATCAACAACTTAAAGATATGTCAGACATTAAAGTAAACATTACGCAAGAAGGTAAAGACATCATAGTCAATGAGGCTTCGATAGTCGCTAATCAACTTGCATCAACACCATCAAGAACTTTCGGAGGTAAACTTTGGAGAGGTATTGTAAAAGGACTTTTGGTAATATTGCCATTTATTAAAATAACAAAAAAATGAAAAAAGCATTAACAACACCCTTCGGAACATTCGTAAAAGGTTTCGCAACTATTATCCTATCTTTGTGGCTTGTAGAGTTAAGCAATGGTCACGATTTATTCAGTTTTGATTTGGTTATGGTTAAAAAGTTATTGACGGCAGGAATAGTGGCGAACTTGCCTGTGCTGATTAATTGGATTAATCCAGCGTACAAGGCTTACGGAAACAAGTAGTAATGACTTATAAGGGTGGCGTATATTCGTCACCCTTTTCACTTTAAAATACACAAATGACATCGAAGTGGATTAAGTACAATGACGTTATTAAGCAGATATATTCAGAGGAGAAAACAGGAGTAGAGATAGCACAAACCATCTTGAATGTTAAAGCCAATAGTAAAGAAAACAATGATGTCAAAGAGTTAGGTAGATATATCTCAAGACACGGAAGACGCATTGCCGATATTCAAGAAGGAATCTACGAGGCAGCCAATCGTCTTGGTGTATCAATAATGGATGCCAAGACAATGTGGCTAAAGGATGAAGGCGCATCAATACAAGTTAAGAATCCGAATTATGTGCCACAAGAAGTGCAACGAGTTGAGACACTTCGTTCTGAATTGATTGCTGATTTACAAGCCTACCGACCAACTTTCACAAAGATAAAACGTGAGATTTGCAAGGATGGTCACTTGTTAGTTATTGACCCTGCTGACATTCATATCGGTAAATTATGTTCAGCGTTTGAAACTGGCGAAGATTATAACTCTCAAATAGCGGTTAAACGAGTTTTAGAGGGGGTTAACGGCATCTTAAATAAGGTATCTGCGTATAACATTGACAAGATACTTTTCATTGGTGGTAACGATATATTGCACGTTGATAATGCCAAGTCTTCGACTACATCACTTACGCAACAAGATACCGATGGGATGTGGTACGATAACTTTATGATAGCCAAGAAGTTGTACACCGATGTCTTGGAGTTATTGTTATCGGTTGCCGATGTTCATTTTACGTTTAATCCATCGAACCACGATTATACAAATGGGTTCTTCTTAGCGCAGATTATTGAGACTTACTTCAAGAATTGTTCTAACATAACTTTTGATTGTTCGATAGCACATCGCAAGGCTTATCAATACCATAATAACCTGATAGGTACAACGCACGGAGATGGTGCTAAACAACAAGACCTTCCATTGCTTATGGCACTTGAGTATAGCAAAGAATGGGCAGAAACGAAACATAGATACATCTATACGCATCACATCCATCATAAGACATCCAAAGATTATGCAGGGGTAACAGTTGAATCATTACGTTCGCCAAGCGGTACGGATAGTTGGCATCATCGTAATGGGTACTTGAGTATTAAAGCAGTCGAAGGATTCCTGCATCATAAACAACACGGACAAGTAGCCCGAATCAACCACTTATTTTAACTATGGCAGACGAAGAAAAAGAAAAAGAAGAAGAATTATTTGCTGATGGTATCGTGGAGTTCACTACGAATAGCGAGTATATCACCAATAGTTACTGGGCAATATCGGCAGTACAAGAACTTGACCCTATGACGGCAGAAGGTAGAGCTATGAAGAATCGAATCTTAACTCGTTGTTTTAAGATTATTGATATGTGCGTAGATGAGATGTATAGTGAACTATTTGACCCAAGTGCCGATGACTAACGAAGAGAAACGAGCAAAGGTGATGAAGAAATTATTGCTGATAGAAGCCGAAGCCGAACGATTACGCAAGTTGATGCGTGAGTTATTGAGTAGGTAATAAGATTGTTTTCATATGTGTATTTTTAAGAGCCACCTCGTATCTACGAGGTGACTTGCTTTTGGGGTGTATCTTGTCTTGAATGCGACTGATAATCCAATTATTTCAAATTATTTATACATTCTTAAAAAATTTCTTCCGTTGGTATCATTGGGTTTCAGCGAAATTTGAAAAATATATTTGGTGGTATGAAGAATAGAATATTATATTTGAACTCTAAAACATACACAATGGCAAAAAAAACAGGCGCAAAGCCGAAGTACAAGACACCACTAATGGGCGTATTCGTCAGAGTGGCAAACGAAAAGGATAAGAAAGTTATCCGCAAGACAGAAAAAGAATTATTAACTAAACATCTAATCAAGAATGACTAAAGTAACTATCATCGGAGAGGCAACACCGATACAAAAAAAGAAGCCTATTCAACTTGTGAAATGTATTGGCGCAATGAGTGTCCTTGACGCACAAGCACCTAATTATATGTGGAAGAATATCGAACTTATATGTAAGAATTATGATTTTGGATATGACCTAATGTTTGCATACAATAATAATAGGTCAGATGGCATAGCATATCTCGGACACTTCAATGACGGAATAGTAGTAGAAAAGGAGGTAACCAATGACTAACCTACACATCAACCATCCACTTGTTATTGATATGGCAAAGAACAAAGACATATCACGAATTGAAGCCATTGCCGAATTAACCGCAGAGGATAACGGAGTGCAACCTCACGAGATGCATATGTACCTTGAGGAATTTCATAAGAATATGGCGGATAGTATGACCTACACAGATAGCATTGCAAGAGCATTAATTTACACCTTTAAACCATTGAACAAATGATACCATCAACACACTACAACATCGTATCTGCGTGGATTGATTCTTGCGTCACAACTGAGCAAATGGATAGCGTTATTGACTTCATTATCAACCGCCTTATTACCGATGAGAAGACACACGATGACTTGATAGCTTATTGGAAGTTAAAGAATGGGCATAGGCAATGGACGGCATCAAAGGTGGCATTATCTCAAGACTGGGTAAGATTGGACGATGAGCAAGGTTCTAAAGGTGACCTTGAGTATCACGAACCACAACCGACTGATGTATGCTAATATTTAGTTAACGATTATTTCGTATTAAAAAATTAATTACTTTTACAAAAATTATATACACAATGAAAACACAACACAAATTCCCAATGTTCTTACAATCGCCAAGCGGTACAGTACAACAACTATGGCTGAACGAAAAGCAATCTATTGATGTAACAGGATTAGAAAGAATTGAAGAAAGCCATCTTGTTGAATTAGAATGGCATCTTGAACAAGGTTACAAGCCATCAACGAAAGATGAATTTATTGATGCTCTTACGATAGCTGAACAAGTTATTGTAAAAGCAAAGTCAATGGCTTATCAAACTTTGTTATCAATGACCGAAATTGAACGTCAACGTGAACGTGAAGATGATGTTCACGAAAGTAGTGACTTCGTAGGCGAAAGAGAAGGAGGCAACAATGAGTAATAACACTAACTTAGTCAAGGCAACAAAGCCGACTATAACTTCGTTATTCAAACAACTTGACGTAGCAATACCACTTGAGCAACTCAATGTAGTACTTGCTACACCGCCACCAAGTGCTTGGGTTAAGCAACACCCATTCATAAAGGGGTATAACTACCTTCCAATTGATAAGGTTGAATATCTGCTTCGTAGATGCTTTAAAAAGTATTCTATTGAAGTACTGAAGACTGGTATGTTGATGAATGCGGTTGAGGTAACGGTTAGGGTACACTACCTTAACCCTGCTACTAACACAATGGAGTTCCACGATGGAGTTGGGGCGCAAGAACTACAAACAAAAGCAGGTAGCGGTTCATTGCAGATGGATATGTCAAACGTGGGGAAAGGTGCGGTAATGATGGCACTTCCAATCGCTAAGACAATCGCTATCAAAGACGCTTGTGACCACTTCGGTGACTTGTTCGGTGCAAACCTTAACCGAAAAGATGTGATAGCTTTCACAGGAGATACGGAGTTGTTATCTTATGACAAGATTAACGATGCTAAAGAGAAAGAACGAGTATCAAAATTCATTGAACAATGCTTGAATCTTAGCGACTTAACATCTGTTCGTGATGTGGCTCAAACACTTGGATTAACTTCGCAATACTACACGAAGGAGGCGTTATTAAATGGATAAGCAATTACTTTTCAGATGTAGTGGTGCAGGTGCATTACTAACTGAACCGAAACTAAAAGCAGATAAAGACGCAGGTAACTTGTCAGCAACCGCTAAGACATTAGTCGAATCAATGTGGTTACAATGTGAGTATGGATATCGTGAGTTCGTTAATAACGAATATATGGATAAAGGCTTGGCAATGGAACAAGATTCGATGCAACTTGTACAAGATGTCTTAGGTGGTGCATTCAGAACAAAGAATCGTGAGAAGTTACAAGATGAGTTCATCATTGGTACACCTGATATTATCCTCACGGATGCGGTGGAAGACATCAAGACTTCGTGGTCATTAAGGACGTTTTTTGAAGCCGAGCCAACTACAATGTATGAAGTACAGGCGCAATGTTATATGAAGTTAACAGGGGTTCACAAGTATCGGTTGATATATGCTCTTGTACCAAACACGAAGGAGATGGTTATTGCCGAATGCGAAAGACTTGCGTGGAAGTTTGGACGAAACTATGAAAACGAAGATTACATCGCTCAATGTCAGCAGATCCAACGTAATAATGACATCATACTTGAACTACCTATTGAGAAGCGTATCAAGGTATTTAACTTTGACTATGATGCTATCTTGATGGAGAAGTTACAAGGCAAGATAATCAAGGCAAGAGAATACTATAATACACTCACACTATGACACCTCCTAACTGCATCAAGATAGTCTTTAGTACCAATCAGCATAGCTATCGTGTATCTTGTCAACATCCGTTTTTTGAGCATACAACTGAGGTGCTTACAACGTATCGCAATGGTGTGTTGACCATTACAAGACCAACGATTGACTATCAAGGTAAGACATATAGAGTCTGCGTTCCAAAGTCATCTCGTGACCATCGGTTATTTCATATTGCCATATCGCAAAATGTACCACTTGGAGTATTTGAGATTGATGAGCAAGAAAGCAATGAAGATAAGTTGGTGATATATTTGGAGTGATGACGTAAAATAATAAACGCAGTAGCGATATGGAAAAACAAATTGAAAATATATTGATAAAAGTTGATCAAGGAACAATGCCTGTTCAACAAGCACTAAGCGAGCTATTGCGTTTATTTAGTGTTAGTGGTTCGTGCAATCACGAATGGATTTGGGTAAAACCGAATGATGATAACGATATGAGGCGTAAGTGTAAAAAATGCAAGGTGAATGACCACTAACGGTTTGCGTATATACGAGGTACGCCAAATGATGAACTTTAAATTATAAACAAATGCTTATAGGCGTATCTTGTATATACGCTGTTATAAGCTGTAAAATAAAATTTGAGCAATGGCTAAAACAAAACAACAAATTGAAAACTGCTTAGTTTCTGAACTTAGAAATATGGTTTCAGAACATCAACTTGGGACATTAACAGAAGAATTGATTTATAACTATTTTAGAAACTTCTTATGTGATGCAGAAGTTGATTCAAGAATAACTGTTAATGTTTTGGAGCAGTTTGGAGAACTTGGTAAAGAAGAGGCAAGGAATATTAAAATCAGCGAGGGTTGGTAATTTTATTTTATTGCTTATAACTGTCAGCTACAAGCAGTGCCTCATTGCTTTGTAGCGCAAGTTATCGCTATGACAAATTATTAAAAGCATTATGGAAGAAACATCAATAGACGAAATCAATATAGAAATTATCTTGGAAACATTATGGGCAATAAGGGAAAATGACAAATTTTACTTTATGGCATACGGCAAAGAGATGATAGAACAATACATAACAAATAAAACAAAACAAAATGAACATAGAAATAGTTGAACAAATCAAAGCAACACCAACCAAGTACACCTACAAAGAATGGGCGAAACTTGCGAACGTAACTTATCGAACGATGCACCAATTCTTTTACAGAAATGGATTAAAGGGTAAAGATTCAGGGTATCGAAAAACACCGATAGTATTGGAATATATTTTGGAACACGCAATGGAGAAAACCGCAATCGAATGGGCTGATTATTACAACATAACCGAACATCAAATAAGGCATTACATTGCATATCGTGGCATCAAAGTGAAGTCAGGATTCGGTGCAAAACTTAAAGCCAAGAAAGAGAAAGCATTGTTGATTGATAACACACCACTTGCGCCTGATATGATAGACTTTCAATGGGTGTATCCAACTTTAGCCGATTACGGATT